ATGGGGATGCCCCTACCATTGACACTGAGAAGAAGAAGAAGAATAAGACAGGAGCACAGCGTGCTGCAGCCTTAACTAAGAAAAAACTAAACGCTGGATTTTCTAAAGGACGAGAAGGAAATCAGAAGTACGAAGCTTCAAAAGTTAGTAAAAGAGAGGAGCACAGCGTGCTCCAGCCTTAACTAAGAAAAAACTAAACGCTGGATTTTCTAAAGGACGAGAAGGAAATCAGAAGTACGAAGCTTCAAAAGTTAGTAAAAGAGAGGTCTAGGCCTGGTTTTAACAAGCCACTCTTAACATTACTTTAACACATGTAATTATAGCATACATTAAACATTGAAAAATAAATTAAATCTTTAATTTATTTTTCATAAATATATTAAGAAAAATTATAAGCATGTATTGATTTAATATCATATATTAAATCATACATATGGAACAAATTATTATATGCCCGCACTGTGATGTGCCTATTATTATTGAAAAATTGAATTGTGGTATTTTCCGTCATGGAATTATTAAAAATACTGGGAAACAAGTTGACCCACATTCAAATAAAATTATTTGTGATAATCTTAAAACTCAAGATTTAATATATGGTTGTGGTAAACCATTTCAAATTACGATACAAGATGATAAGTTCATAGTAACGATATGTGAATATATATAATTATATTTAACTATAAAATAAGTGATTGTAATAATTCATTATAATCATCATAACTAAAACATTGCTGTATTAATTCCGCAGGAGTAAGTTCGAATTCTTTGAACTTTGTAAATGCTTCTAATTCTAATTGACAAGTATAAAATTTATTTATTATATCTTTAGCCATTGTTTTAGAACATTTTGTAAAATTTATTTGAATATCAATTCTTCCTCCTCGTAGTAATGCTTTATCAATAATCTCTTTTTTATTTGTTGTCATAATCATAATTCTTCCGGGAGTTTCTATAATACCATCTAAAATATTTAATAATCTAGATAATGAATTTTTATTATCTTTAATATTTTTAAGTCTTGGACCTATCTCTATAGAACTTGAATTAGAATTAGAATTAGAATTAAATTCAGAATCAGAATCTGATTCTGAATCTGATTTTTCACTTAATTCTTTTTTATCCTTAAGTTTACTAATATACTTATTTACTTTTTTATTATATAGGGCAGTTTCTTTTTTAACCAAATCACGATCTTTTACAACATCCCCCATACAATCAATGTCTTCAAAAATATATAATCTTTGACTTAATGGCACATTCCATTCACCTAATCTACTTTTTGAAATAATGTTTTCTAACTGATCAAAATCAAATGCATCATGTAAATTGACATATATACCATGTGTTCTTACATCTTTATTATTTGCATCGATGTGTTTTAATAATGCTTTAATGAAACTTGTTTTACCACACCCTGGCTCACCATGTAATAGGATTCCAAGTGTGTATGGTATTCCTCTTTCATTATACCATTCTCGACCTGCTATAAAATTATTAACTTTCTTTAATAAATCATCTTTTTGATCAAAAAATAAATTATTAAATCTTCTATTTGTTTTAAAATCTATTTTATTTACGTCTAACGTTTTCCCACTTGTATTATAACAACAATTAAATAAAGTTTGTTTACTTAACAAGGTACTATCCATGTATTCTACATATGTATCTTTACACTCGTTTAGAAAATCTTGCAAATCTTTAATAGATAATACATTAGAATATATTGTCATATTTGTCAAATCTTCATAAATTTCATACCGACCACCTTCTATTTTCTTTTCTCGTTTTCCAAAAATTATGAAAAGATCTTTTTTAATTTCATATGACTCATCTTCAATTGGCAAATATAATAGATGTGCACATGCCACATCGTCTCGATTATATTTAATTTCTTGTTCTTCTCTGACATTTGTAATTTTCTTAATATTATTAATATCAATATAATATAAAATACCCTTAAAACTATCTGATAAATTTCTCTTCTTATATTCTAAAAATATAGATGCCTTATATTTTTTTTCAAAATTAAAAAATATTTTAATATAATTATATACCTTATTATAATCAAATAATGAAAATAAACTAGTAATTAATCCACATACAACCGTTCCTAATATTAAATCAAGTACTAGATTGCCTGTTTCTAAATTTTTTATCAAAAGATTTTTAACAGCGAAAGTTCCAGAAAATGATTCCATCTTACGTTATTATAAGTAAATATATCTTAACTATATAAGTTATTATAAGTAAATATATCTTAACTATATAAGTAATTATATCTAAAATAAAATAAAGTTATTTCAATTTTATTTTGGATCTAATAAATAAATATATTATTTTGATAATTCGTAAAAATCACATATACATCTTAATAATTGTAAATCAGTATCTACTCCATCATTTGTAATCATATATGCTTTACTAGTAATGTCCAACATTTCAATTCTTAATTTTTCATCCAATGGCATCTCTTTTAATACATTTATTATTGTTAATAAAATATCATTATTACAATAACCCATCTCTTTTAATTTTAAAACTGTTGCCACCGCTTCTTTTAAAGATGAATCTATACACATTTTAATTAAAGCTGTTATTTGTATTTGTGGTGGTTTTTCACAAATTCTATAAACATTATCGTATGTTATTTTACTAAAACCAAAAAATGTAGCCTCCAAACAATTAATTGCTAATCTAACATCTCCTTGACATATAAATATAATTGCTTCCAATCCTTTATCATCATAACTAATCTTTTCTTCCTCACAAATACGAATTAAACGAGTTTTAATAATATTACTCGTTAATGGATTATATTTATGAATTAAACATCTGGTTTGTATACCCTCTACTAATTTATTATAATCATTACACGTCAATACAAATTTTGTTGTCTTATCATATATTTCCATCAAATTACATAATGTATTTTGCGCTTTTTTAGTAATATTATCTGCCTCATCTAAAATTACCAACTTAGGTAAATTATTCGCAACTGTAACTTTTTTTTTACAAAAATGAATTATAGAATTATTAATTGTTTCTAAGCCTCTATTATCTGACGCGTTGTATTCAATTACTGCTTCATTGAAAGACGATTTATACATTTGTCTAGCTAAACAAAGGATAGTACTTGTTTTTCCTGTTCCTGGAGGTCCAGTTATAATCATATTCGACATCTCATCATTTAATAAAAATGTTTCCATTTTATGTCTTGTAATATCATCCAAAATCACATCTGATAATACACTTGGTCTATATTTTTCAACCCATGGTAGATAAATTCTATTAGTTTTAACTTTTAAAAAATTTAACTTTTTCGACTTGGTGTTATTATTATTATTTAAATTAAAATTTAATATTTCAATGCTCATTTATTATACTATAATAAAAGTATCTTTATATATAATTAAATTTTCAATTTATATATAACAAAATTAAAGGTTATAAAATAAATAATTCTATTTTATAAGGTTCAATTATATATATTGATTTATATAAATTTAGTTTTGATATCTCCATTTATTTTGCTAAATATAAATTTTAAATTATCAAATGTTAAAAATGTATTTTTTTTAAATATCTTAATAATATCTTTTATTATTGTATCAAGTTTTGGATAATCCCATTTAAAACTATCGTAATCATTTAGAAATTCAATCAATCCATATTTTAATGTATTAAATTTAATAATTTTCTTAGAAATACAACTTGATAATAACATCATTGCAATATCAATATCATCTGGATTATCCAGAATATATAAAACCCAATAATAAATTAGTTTATTCGATTTTACGGGAATTTTCATATTTGTAATATTTACTAAAAATTCTTCTAAATTCACATCATCCTTATAATCATTTATATTACTTTTAATACATGTTTCAATTTGTTCATCTGTGAAATATTCAGTATTATTATCTACTATTACAGGTTGTTCATCTATTTTGTCATCAATAATATCAAGTATCATGAAATATACTTTTTTATCTAATAGTGGATTTTTTAAAAAAATACTAAAATAATCAATAAACTTATTTTTTTCTTCTAAAGAAATATATTTAAATAAAGATGTTACAAGAATTACACCTAATTCCAAATCATATTGTCTATTAATATCTAAAGTAAGGTATTCTAAATTTTTTGTAATAATATTCTTATCAACTAAATTATATTTAAATAATTCTGCAATTATTTTCATTAATCCATAATTTTTATATTTNATTTTATAAAAATCCTCTATATTATTATTAATATAATNTTCTAANGTTTTCTGATAATCTGTTATAACTATNTTTTTAAATTCTTGATGTATTATATCTAATATCCGCTCTACAACATATTTATTATTAAATTTCCATTTATTAATATTAGAAAAAATTAGTTTTTCTAATAAATAATTCCATACATCTGAATGATGATCTGATCTAAATTTGTCAATTATAGAATTAATCAAATAATCAAGCTGTTCTTCTGTAGTAATCTTTAATTTTAATATATTTTCTGTAATATCTTTAAAATTCAATTTAGAATACATATTTAAATTACTATTAATTTTTTTTTTAGTTTTTTCTATATCACTCGTAAATCTTTTTCTATGCCATTTATTTGTATTTAATTTTACATCTTGTGAAATTTTAACTTTAAACGTTTTCGCATCAGTCGATGATTTCATATTTTTCGCAATCAATATAAATTGTTTGTTAATATTCTCTGATATTATAATCTCATTTTTAAAATTAAATATAAATTCTGGCTTATATGTTTGAATTACCATTTATTTAAAATATAACTATTTATTTAAATATATTCTATATTATATATGAATAATTCGGTACAAAGAATCCCAATTAAATATACTATTTCTAATCAAAATATAAAATTAATAAATGGTGGTAATATTAACATGGAAGAAGATTATATTTTTGAAGGTTCAGACATTACTACTAATATAAATCATAATTTATTTGATATTTCTACAGCTATTAAAGAAATAAATAAAATAAATAATTTAGAATATGTTAAAACTGGAAATTAATATATTAAAATTTATATGTAGATAAATCATCCGCACAATATATATTACATTCAACATAACAGTTTGTATCATTTATTATATTTTGTTTTTCCTTCATTTCACCATCTTCATAATTATATCTATTGCTAAAATGTGTAAATATTAGATGCTCGCAATTTACATTTTTTGCATTACTTGCAGCCATTCTATTAGTAGAATGACCATACGAATTTGCTTTAGTTGTTAAATCAACAATCTCTTTATATGTCATATTAGGATTGATCCCATATGTACATTCATGTATTAAAATATTTGTATTCCCAAAATATTTTATTACATTTGATGCATCATTGTTATCTAAACAAATAATAATTGACTGGTCCTTTAATCTCATTGTATAATCATCTAGATTTAATACAGTATCTGATAATTCAATACACTTTCTTTCTTTCAATTCCGTAATTATCTTCATTACAGGACTAAACCCCAAACTAACTATCTCCGAATAATACTTATCTAGTACAGGTTTTAGTTTTTCAATCTCTATTTTTGGAGAATTTTGTTTTTTAATAATTTTATATGCATAACAAAATTCTTTATGTGTCACAAAACATGATTCAATAAAATACGTATTTTGTTTATATTTTATCATATTTATTTTATCATAAATATGGTTATACTCATGAACTATTATTTCATATTCACTAATATGGCAATATGGCGAACATGTGGTATTATTTATATATTTTTTAATTCCATATGGACCATAAATATGTAATGGTATTTTACGGTATTCATTTATTGTGGCAAGTAACCCATTTAAACCAAATATATGATCCCCATGTAAATGAGTAATATAAATAGATGCCAACTTATTAAACTTTAATTCCGATTTCAATATTTGATTTTGAGTTCCTTCACCACAATCAATTAATATATATTCGCTATCATCTAACTCAATCGCAATAGATGTAACATTCCTATATTTTGATGGTTTCCCAGACGCTGTTCCTAAAAATGTAATGTTCATAATTAGTTATAGTTAATAACATACATTAATATTATTTTGTATTTAAAAAAATCAATTTTTAATTTATACTATTAATATATAATTATGGATAATGATGAAATTGTTGCATCATTAAATAAATATAAAATAGAAGAATTTAAAACACAATATTTAGATGAAACTATTGATTATTTTAGTAAATTAAAAACGAAAATAGATAAAATCACTGACAATGAAATGTTATTAACAGGTATTAAATTAAATTTATTATATAATCAAAAGAAGTATTTTACATATTTTGATACAAAATTACCTGACAATATTATATGTTATAGAAAATTAAATTTATCACAGAAACAATCTGATAATCTGATTAATCAACTTTATGGTATTAATCAAGTTGACTTTTTGTTAATATGTAAAAAGTTAAAAAGTGATACAACTACCTTTTATTTTTATATATCAAAAACTGAACTTAATGATAAATCAAAATTCTTAATAACAGAATATTATTATGAATTATTATCTACTTTTCTGGGATTACAAACATTCTATTTCTTAGAACATCAAAATCTTGAACATTATTGTAGTGATATTATATTAAATAATTCAAAAAAATTATACAAGGAATTATTTAATTATAGTAAAGTTTATCAAGAACTAACATGGCAAGAAAAAGATAGAACTATTGTTTTTAGTGGTTTAATATATCATTTTTTAGGTGCATTGTACACATCTGACTTAGATTTAATATATGTATCAAATGATGATAGCACATGTGAAAAATATGTTGATATATTTAAAAGTTTAGATACTCATTTATTATTAAGCAATAAATGTATTAAAACAATGGAAAAAAATTCATTACCATATTTAAATTTATGGCTAAAATATGAACTACCTCGCTTAGGTAATGTTGATAGTATTTATACTGTTTTGATAAATCCAAAACATCATTTCCATTTTTTCGGTTTCAAATGTTTAGATATTGTAATTAATGTGCAAAGAACTATTTCCAGAAGTAATTCATTGAGTATATTAGACATATACTTACTAAAAACTATGAATAATTTAGACTTTTATAAAGATTTATGTATTAAAAATATTAATATAAGACAAGGAAAAGTTATTGTAGTGAATGATGGTATTGGATTGGATGTTTTATATTCAAAAGCAATTGACCATGTAAAAAAATGGTACAATAAAGATGTAACTATTGACGAATTTAAAACCCATTTCATTAAATGTGAAAAATTATATAAAACTATTTATTATAAAAAACCACGAGTTGTTAATACTTATACTACTTCATTATTTAATTATAATAGAGAAATTGTAACGTTCTATTTAAAAAAATATGCACGAAATTCACAACATTTATTAGATATTGGTATCGGAAAATGCAATGCAATGTATGATTATCTAAAATTAAATATTAAAAATATTCATGGCATTGAACCATCAATACATAGTATTAGTATAGCAAATGAAAGACTCGCTAGAATTAAAAATCCTAATATTAAAATTATACATGGCTTTGGCGATGTAGAATGGACTGATAATATTCTAGTTAAAAATACATATGATATTGTTATATTAACATTTAGTATTCATTATATGATAGATAAAATAGATATATTAATTAAGAATATATTAAAATGCACTAAGACAGGAAGTTATTTATATATATTCTGCTTAGATGGTAATAAAATATTCAATAAATTAAAAAAAACACAATACGGCATTAGATATCAGATTGAATATGAAAAAGAACCATTTTGGGGGGTTTATCAATATAATGATAATATACCTAATAAATTTATACATAATTTTAAAATGTTATTTTATATGAAAGATGCATATGGTGTTAATAATGGTTCTGAAGAATATTTAGTCAATGTCGATCAATTAATTCAGAAATTTGATAAATTTAAAATTATTGAAAATAATAATTTCTTAGATATCTATGATGATATAAATAAAAAATTAAAGGATAAAATTACACTTCCTTTCCAAAAAGAGATATTATCTTTACATAAAGTACTAATATTTAAAAGAAACTAAGACGTATCAAATAAATAAATTAATTAAAATAATTTTAATTAATTTATAATTTATAATTTTTTAATATCTAATTTTTTATTAAAACAATAATTTAATACTTCCCAAATATTACTTACACAAGTAACCTTAAAATTTTCATCAATCAAATTATTTTCACCCGCTAAAATTTTATCTACATCCGACTTATTCTGCAATGGTATAAGTGCATGTGTAGCACCTGCCTTTTTAGCTCCGGTTAATTTTTGACTCAAACCGCCGATTTCTGTTACTTCGCCTTTCAAATTAATTTCTCCGGTCATTGCAATCTTATTATCAACCGGCTCATTCATTAATAGGGAAATTATCGCTGTTGTAATTGCTGCACCAGCAGAAGGGCCATCCTTTGGCGTTGCCCCATCTGGGCAATGAATATGAATACCCGTATTACCAAATTCATTCCACTCCTTATTTAATATCTCCTTATATTTATTTGGAATTATATTCCATGCAACGGTTTTTGCACATCTCATAGATTCTTTCATTATATCTCCTTGTTGACCTGTTAACTCTAATTGTAATTTATTTTCTGTTGGAATTGAAAATGCCTCTATTGGAACTAATCCACCAACACCCATATCATTCGCCCACAACCCATTTACTAGACCTATTTTTGGTTTATCAGAAATCGTATCTGCTTTATGTATTTTCCTTTTTTCAAATATATCATCAGTTAACATCTCCTTTGTAATTGTTATTGGAAATACTATCTTTTTACCTAATATTTTCGTACCACTTAACATCCTTAGATTTAATTCTTTACATATTTCTAACATACATTCCTTTAATTTACGTACTCCTCCTTCAAATGTGTAATTTTCAATTATAAACTCTATTATTTCATCTGGAAAATCTATTTTACTACACTCATAACCAACTGATTTTATTATCTTTGGAATTAAATGTTTCTTACTTATTTTCATCTTTTCATTTAACTCAAAGCCATCCGTTCGAATTATATACATTCTATCCTTTAGAATTTTATTAATTTTTGACTCATCATTAAATGAAAATATAAATATCGCTTTTGACATATCAAAATCGATCCCCTGGAAATATTTATCATTATAATGACTATTCTGTGTCGCATCTGTTAAATGCATTAAAATATTAATTATTTCCTCTCCTTTTGCAGTTTCACTTACTTTATCTAACTCATCAAAAAATATTACAGGATTCATACATTTTGACTGTATCAAGCATTCAGTTATTTTTCCCCACCTTGAACCCTCATATGTATAATCAAAACCTTCCAAAAATGCGGAATCTGTCGCACCACCTAATGCAATAAATTCAAATGGACGCCCTAATGCTTTTGATATACCATCTTGGATTAGTTGCGTTTTACCTACTCCAGGAGGGCCTTGTACCGCAAGGACAGTACCCCCTTCTTGAGGATTAGAAATTGTCTGTGCAATTACTTGCAATATTTGTTGCTTTGCACTATCATGTCCATATACAGCATCATCCATATGTTTTCTTACAGATTTTAAATAACTCTTAATTTCCTTTTTCGATGACGATAATGATACAGGAGTATCTTTAAAAATACCAAATGGAATCTTATTTATACCATCTACCCATGTTTTTAATTTGAAAAATTCACCACTATATGGCGGTAGAGAATCAAAATTTTGTAAATTATTTAATATAACTGATTTATTATTAAACGACGTATTACTTTCAATTATATTTAATATTTTTGGTTTATCTATTTTATGGTTATCTTTTATTTCATTAATTGTTTCCAAATATTTCTTCTTCTCTTCCTCTTTTAAATTTTTAAAATATTTCATCTCATCTTTTGGCGTCAAAACACCATTTGTTAAAAATTTATGAAATTCCTTATCTAAATCATCTTTTGGTTCTTCACTACTAGTACCTTCCTCCTCTTCGTCCTCATCCTCCCCATCATAATCTTCATCATATTCGTCACCCATTAAATTATTTGCATCATTTAAATATTTCATTGGATCTATCATTAATTGAAATATTATATTCGATCCATTCCCTCTTGATGGAGGAAGATTATTATTTAATTTATTATCTTTATCTAAATCATCCAATTCTTCTAATAATTCTAATTTACTATCTATATAATCTTTTAAATTTAATGTATTATTATACTTATATTCAAATCTTATTTCACTTATTAGACCTCTCAGAATAGAATTTGATAATTCTACTGCTGATAATGATATTATATTGTTTTTATGTTCCTTGTCTTTTGTAAAATCTGAATTATTAATCTTTTGTTCTAATTCATGCAAATAAGAATTAATATTTACAGATTTTTTATTTCGCAAATCACGCTTAATTTGTTCTAATATTGACTTTGTCACTCTTCGCTTTAAACTATTCTCATTTAATAAATCTAAATTATGACTAGTTGTAATCTCATCATCACAAATATCGTTTATATCATCTATATCTTCTGAATTAATACTATCTTTCTCATCATCTGAATTTGATGAATCAGATTCATCAGATGAATTTGACGATTCATTATTAGGAACATACTCTGATGATTCACTATCTTCTTCTACATATTTGCGTTTTTTAGTATTAGTCTTATCGTCTAAGTTATTATTTTCTCTTTTTCTATTTATATTTACCATTTCAATAATATAATTAGCTAGTATTTAAGTATTTTTATTACACAATAGTTAGTAAATCTTGTAGACTCTTATATAGATTTACAGTTCAATATATTTATTTTTCATCATATCATCGTCTGTCATATAAAGATGAAAGCTTAAATTCTTAATTTTAATTTCAATAGACCCAAACCTTAAAATTTTATTTGTTTTTATTTTCTTAAAAAATGTTTTAACAAGATTTATATCTTTTACCCCATATAGATTTATTTCAAAATCATTATGCCCGTATTCATAATCTATAAACTTACATTTTTCTCTTATTTTGTCAAATTTATCAAACTCTTTCGATTTATATGGTCCGCCTAAGTCTATCAATGTTTGACTCTTTTTTATTATAATATAAGAGTTAATATAGATATAAGGGTAATTCGAATCGGTTTTAATTACTAGTTTTTTATTCTTAATTGATTTTTTTTTATAATTAATCTCCATTACAGTCTTGTCATTCCCATTCCAAGTATAATTATATGGTAAATGTTTGAGAAATGTATCATATACAAACTGTTGTTCTTCCAACTTTAACTCAAAACTTAAAATTGCTAGCTTATTAAAATTTATCTCTAAATTTTTATGTAAAAATACAGTCATAATAATAAAACTTGTATCCAGATAGTTTTCTGTATAATACTGACTTATATAAGAATTTGCATAGTCTGTCCAATATAAACCCTTATTACTAATAGGCAAAGGTACTATATAAAATTTAATTTTTTTTGATTTAATTTCGGGCATTACTTTCTCTACTACAGTTTTTAATATACTATCTTTAAATATATATTTATTTATATTTACAGGGAGTATTACTTCTAGATCATAAAATGATGATAAACTAAATGCATCCTTTCCTGTTTTTTTTGATGTTTTTTTTGATGTTTTTTTAAATAACTTTTTAGATGTTTTTAAAAAAAACTTTTTCGATGACTTTTTCGATGACTTTTTCGATGATTTTTTCGATGACTTTTTCGATGACTTTTTCGATGACTTTTTCGATGAATTGGTTTTTTCTGTAACGTATTTTTTCCATTTTTTAGTACCATTTTTATCAACGATTACAATATATGTATTTCCATCATTTCCTGTTTTTTTTACATTTTCTTTAAATAATGTTGCAGATTTCGCAGGAGAAGGTCTATCTTTTTTTTCAACAAAATATTTTGACCATCTTTTCGTTTTATTTTTTGTTTCAGTTACTATCCACATATTTCCATCTTTCCCTTTTTTTTTACTATTTAACTTCTCTACATGTGCACAATATCCTAACCCTTTTGGAGAAGGTTCATTCCCTATATAATTCCTTGTTATATCATTCTTGCATTTAGGCATTACTAATATTAAGATATTAATTGAATTATATATTTAATATACTTAAATAGTATATGATATTGATAATATAATTATGGTTAGAATTACAAAAAATATAGATGAATGTGTTGATGAAATAAAAAATGGGAATGTAGTCGTATTTCCAACAGAAACCGTTTATGGAATGGGTACAGATATATATAATGAAATAGGAGTTCGTAAGATATTTGAATATAAAAAAAAACCAAAATTTTTACCTCTTATTGTACACGTACATAGTTTCAGTCAAGTTACTGATTTAATAACATTAGATGATACTTCATTGATTTTTCTTAAAGATGTATTTGAAAAATTAACTCCAGGCCCTATTAGTTTTTTACTACCCAAATCAGATAAAGTACCTGATTATGTAACTGCAAATACATCTAAAGTATGTATTCGTATACCTTCAAATGATACTGCATTAGCATTTTTGAAAAAAGTTAATACGCCAATATGTGCACCAAGTGCAAATTCGTATTGCCATGCTAGTGCAACATGTGCTAATCATATACTTGAAGATTTTAGTGATCTAGATATTTTAATTTTAGATGATATGTATAAAGATACAGTTATTGGTATTGAATCTACAATCGTTGAAATTAACTTTAAAGATAAAATAATCGATTTTCTAAGACCTGGATTCATTACACCAAGTATGTTGTGCACTATTTATCAAGATTATGATTTTAGATATACATTAAATAATATTGTAGCAGGTTCTACGATGAAACATTATTCTATTAATAAAGATATAAGATTAATACAAAGTAATGAACTAATTAAATATTTAGATATTAAAAGCTCATCCTTAATTGAATTTGGAAATAATTTTAATGATTTGACATTTTGTAATTATTATTCTTTGTCTGTAGATAAAAATTACATTGAAGCAATGCAAATATTTTATTCAATACTAAGAAAATCAGAAAATGATGCATCTAATTATGTATATATATATTTACCTCGAATTTCGGAAGAAAATCATTTTTATACTGCGTTATATGATAGAATTATTAAATGTGTTAATGGAAAGATATTAACAATGCAAAATTTACAAACACAACAAACTCTACAAAAATAAGTTATTTAAATATATAATTATATATTTAAATATTATATAAATATATATATGAATACGGCAGTATGTGTATTAATAATTGATAAAAATAATTTTTTAGCAGTTAGTTTAAAAGAAGATCATACAGATTTAAATTTACCGGGAGGTAAAGTAGAAATGAATGAAACATTCGAAGAAGCAGCTATAAGAGAAGTTANAGAAGAAACAGGACTAAATATCTTTAATTTACATTTTTTATATAAAGATATTGATACAGATTATGAAGTTATTACATATTATACAAATGATTATCAGGGATTTATAAATACTCGAGAAAATCATGTTGTTAAATGGCTACCATTATATGACCTAACAAAATCTAAAAAATGGCCAGAATATAATAGTATGATATATAACAAGTTTTTAGAATTAAAATTATAATCATGCATATAAATTAAGAATATTACAACGTGCATATAACCACCTTAACTAAATTATATAAAATAATGTTTCATTATATTATATAATTAAACATTAAGCTTCATTTTTAATTAATTCAATTGCTTTATTTGAAATGTCTTTATTAATTAAATTTCTATTATTATATAATAATAATTTTATTTCATCCTTAATTATATTTATTACTTTATTATTATCTTTTTTTTCTATATATCTATTAAATTTCTTCATCATTTCAGGATATTTATTTCCACTTTCAATCCATTCTTCTAAACGATACTCTATCATTCCCTCATTATCATCTATTAATTTTGTTATCTGGTCATCCCTATCGGCACATTTCCATTTATTACCGTCATATAACATTACATATTTATTCTTTAAATTTGAGATATAAATATTGTGATTTTCTGGTTTATTTGCATCAAAATGAACTTTCTCTATTAAATGTGGTATACAAAAATTATAATGTTTCAAACATTTTATTATATCTTTATCGGTTAAATGACTACGATCAGTATTACTATAACTTAATAACTTAATGTTATTCTGTACATTTATTGTATTATTACTATTATTTATTCCTGCTTTTTTTATTAACTCAATTATTTGTTTATCCCTTTTATCTAATTCATTTTTAAACATTTTATCTTTTTCATCTAATTTCCTATCTTTTTCATCTAACTTCATATTTAATAATTTTACTAATTCGATCATTGATTGCTTAACTTCTTTTTCTTCTTTTTTATCTTTACATGATTTCAAATGTTTAGTTAAATTACTTTTTGTTGAATACATTTTATTACAAAATTTACACTCATAATTAGACTCATTTTCTTCCATGTTGGATTTATTGGAATTATTTGGAATTAAAATAGATTTTTTATATTCTTCATAACTTAATCCTCCTAATATATATTCTTTATATTCATCTAAATTTATATTATTTAATATTATTTTACATACACGTTTACGACTTAAATGAATTGACATTTTCGTCTTGTGAGTTATGGTCCATCCACATCTATAACATTGATAATTTACCATGTATTATTATATTTAAACTATATTTTTTTAAATATATATAGTCTTATATTGTCTAATATTGTATTATTTTGTCTTTTATTGTCTTTTTTATTATTAAATACCATAAAAAGGTATTTAATAATGTAACGTTTTGTCTTTTTTAGATCATAAATAAAAGGACAATGAATATTTTAAGGACAAATATTCTTTGATGAGGGGGG